AGTGGCCACTGTAGCAGCTTTTCTCTGCGTTGACCTTGAGCCCTACTCTCTCGAGTACGGCTATGGCTTCAGGTGCATAGTATGTAGGGACGATAATATCATCCCCATACACCCACACAGACTTTGCTGCCTCGCGTAACGACATCCCCCCACGCACGAGGTCGCCAACTAACAGGCTATAGAAAACTATAGACTGTATGGGGAAGGTAAGTGCACTTCCCATAGGCGCGTATTTACGCGTGAAGATGATGTGATCATCTGGCGTCCTTGTACTATCAGTGCGACTGCACATCAAATACTGTTGCAAGGCAGGTAGATCCTCAAAGAGGGCTTCTACCAGCTCACAACTCAGGCGATCACTTGCTGCTGATAAATCAAGCGTTGCAAGTGATGCATCTTTCGATGCCCGTAGAGCTAGCTTACCGTTGATATCCTGCCGAGCGAAATTCACTTGGCCAGACGTCAGCGGATGGGCCTCAATATGTCTTACCAGTGGCACACGTAGTGCTTGCTGGTAAGACATGTATTCTTGAGGCTCTTTCGATATTAACCTGGGGCCACGAGAGTCCTTAGGTACTGCAAGAAGTACAGCAGTTCCGGGTCTCCCGTTGCAATCCAGATCGAAATAGCTAGTCCAATGATCGAACAGATGACGATCGTTGTAATAAAAGAACGATCCGTAGGGAACGAGCTCTTCGAGGTTAGAATAGAAATGCCTCGGCTCGTACCTTTGCCACGGCTTCTCGCCGTGTGCCACTGCCCCTGGACCATTTTTCGGCCTAAGGTCATCAAAATCGATAGCCCTAGATCTGTCAGCGAAGGAGTTTTTGAATACTTCATTAATTACCTCCTGAGCATGATAAATGGTTGCGATAGTATCCACGTCAGAACCCAACGGCGCGATATTTTGATCGACGTCGATGAATTCCTCGATAGACAGCCTAACAGTGAGATCGTGGTAGGGAAGTTGGTACTTGTAGAACAAGTAACATACCTGACGCAGCGACTGTATTGCCGCGACATCTGGTACCTCCCTCAACTTACCGTTTCTTTCGAAGATAAGTTCGGTTATCCTGCGGAAAAGCCGCGGGTAAGCCGTACCTTTGTCGTGTCCAAATTCCGACATCGGTATGAACTCCTCTGCCTGCAAGGCCTTGTCTAGCGCCTTGCCAAAACTCGGCAGAGTTTTCGTAAGAAAGCCCAAGCCTTCGGCTTGAGTCCGAC